TTTTTAGTTTTTTCATAAAATAACTCCTCCTTATATTTTAGCGCTAACTCTCTTAAAAAATTGTAAATACTCGTATAGTCCTCTATACCTGCTAGTATCCTGCCTGTTACACTTACTCTATGATATGATATTACTCTATAGTAATAATCATCACTATAAGGCTCATACTCCCATACTCCTAACCTAATAAATGGAGTGTCCTTTAACTTATCTACCTGTATCTTTAGTATATCATCAAAATGGATCTGTCTCCAGTTTTTATCTAGATATAAGTGTCTTAATGTAGCAGTCCTAATCTCTTTATAGTCCATCATTTATCCCAGTCCTTTACTGATAAAACTAACCACTCATCTCCATTAGGTAGATCATGTAACCAGTAACTCACTGCTACCTTATAGTATGTAGAATAAACTGTATGCTCTCTAGATGGATAAGGTAGTAATACCTTTGCTAAGTTTCTGATAAAGCACTCCTGAGGAGGAGTTAGTCCTCCTCTAGTGCCATCTAATATCTTTGTAGTCATGTTACTTACTAACCTCAAAATATACATAATCTGTAAAATATACATAATCTGTATTGCATATAGTCTCTACATGATCTATAATACTATCCTGTATCTTTTCTAAGAGTTTTCTATTTTTTGGAGTGTTAGGTAACTCCATTCTATCACTATAATGTTTACCGTTTAATACCCATACTACATTAGTATTATCATTTAGTGTTAATACTGCATAATCTGATCCTGTTAAACTAAATCTACTTAAATCATGTTTATTCATAAGATATTCATCTTTAGTCATGTTATTTACCTCCTAGTAGATCTACTATCTTCATAACTCTATAAACTCTTATAACTCCTTTAATCTCGGCTAAATCATTGTTTACTAGAATTAACTCCACTGTATTTAGTAATTTATCTCCATATACTACTGTAAATCTTTTAACTATATCAGTGTCTTTATTTAATGTTGTAATACTCATTACTTTACCATCTCCACTTAACACCTCAAACAACACCACTTTAATCTCATTAACTGTTTTCATCTTTATTACTCTCCTTTGTTTTTGATACTTTAATTATATATGAAAAAAACCCCTAAATACAAGGGTTTATTTTCATTTTATCCTATGAAAGTAGTTTCATAGTTTAGTTTTATTAAATTGTTAAGTAATTACTTTGTCTTTCTACTCTTAATCGTATTATACATACTAACTCCTGCATTATATTGTCTCATAGCGTTAGCCTTATTATGATGAGTAAACTTAGTCCCCTCAGGACTAGTTACTACATATACTCTAAACTTATTACCTTTTTGTCCTGCCCATTCAGTTTTAATTGTAGGTTTCTTAATTGCCATCAGTTTTACCCCCTTTACTTAGTTTCTTTTTTCATTATGATCTCTTCAGTATCATACTTATTAAACATAGGTATCCCATTAAACATAAACTCTTTGATAAACTCATAACCGTTATCTATATCAAAGATCTTTACATGAGATATACCATCTACCTCAGTAGGTTGCATTTCATAAAAATACTTAGTTAATTCCCTTAAAGGTAGTGCTACCCTCCTAAATCTTTGAGTAGACCAAAACATGATGATATTTCGTTTTCTGATCTGAGTAATAAACTGAGATATATCTCTTACATCTTTCTTAAATATATCATAAGCATTTGCTCCTACTTGTCCCTCATCTAATAATACGATAGCGTTTCTTAAATCATCTCTAAAAGTGGCTAGATCGCTTATATCTATATGAGTGTATGGTATATCCTTTAGATGGTAGTTAGCAAACACTCTCCTATGATCCTTATTAAGATATGCTAGGTAAGTCATAAATAGAGTTTTACCACTGCCAAAATCTCCCACTATGCAGGAGATACTAGGCCTCATCTCCTAGATCCTCCTAGCAGTTTTTCCTGTATCGTAGGAGTGCCTAACTCTATAGAGGGAGACTGAGTGGCTTTACTGATCTCAGTAAACTCTTTTCTACCTAGTCTATTTTTAGATACTGATAACTCCATAAACTTATGTGCGATCTGATTAGCAATATCTATCCCAAAAGTAGTGCCATAGATGGATAGTTTAGTTATCGCTAGGATCTGAGGAGGAGTTAGATCTGTTTTAACCTCTATATTATCAGTAGAGTAAATCATATCAAACATTTGTTTTAAGTGTTCAGCCTCTACATTGACAGGAGCCTCCTGCTCTATAGGAGTTATTAAGTTGTCCATAGGATCTACCTTTTTAACTGCCATTTACTACCCCTCCTGTAATTTGATTAAGTATATCAGTTAAACTTTGGATCTGTGCGCTAAACTCAGTCATATTAGTATAAACTAGATAACCTATAATACCTACTGCTACTAAAGTAATGATGGATAAGACTGTAGGTATATCCATATCTCTCTTAGTAGACTGTAAAAACTCTCTAGTAATTTTACTTGTTAGTGCTACGTTAAAAGTCTCAGCAGTATGTAACTTATTAGTCTTTACTTTTCTAGGATCTACTGGCTCAGTAGTGGTATTAGTAAATACATAAGTAGGTATACCTCTCTCTAAGTATGCTCTATTTTCATCAATGATAAAACTCATGTTGTCTACTGATACATTACCTGTGCTATCAGGGACTACCCAGTATAACCTAGCCCTACGATCAGGATAGTAGATCCTAACCTTTACTGATTTACCTCTCTTAAAATGTTTATTTATGAACGATCCCATTTTTAATACCTCCTATTATACTCTCTACCATTACTAAAGGCGCTAATACAGTGCCTACTATAAACGCTAACATAAACATAGTCTTAATGTTTACTTGTTGCTCTACAGGGATATTAGTTACATAGTTCAATGCTTTAACTAAACCTATTAAAATTGATGATAAAATGTAAATTACTAGATAAATCATCTACTAGTCCCCCAAAACGCATAATAAAAGTTATATGCAATTAAACCAAAGAAAACTATAGATAGTGCTATTAACTGGTTAGTATCCTCTCCATGGAGATTAGTTACTCCTATCATAAGATACACTCCTACTCCTGCACTTAAAAGATTAAATAGTCCTATCTTATATACCATACCTAAAACCATTAGCGTTATCATTAACACTATAAAACCTAAAAATAAAGTTTCTTGTAACATATTATCCACTCCCTCTAATTATATCTATTAACATATATACAGCCATAAAATTAAGTGGTAAAAACAGTATTAGGCTTATCCATGCAGGGAAGCCTGTCATAGTAAAGGTGGCTAACTTAAACCATGTTTTAGCCATGGTAAACACAGTATTAAATGCTCTTAAAATGTTACTAGCCTCCTTCTCCTCAGGTAACTCTATTTGTAAGTCTCCTGTGCCTATACCACTATTAAAGTTGCTATCATAAGTCTCTACTGCATTAGCAAGTAAAGTAATAGATATGATAAATGTTATAATCAACCCAAACAATACATATTTACTCATACTGTGATCCTCCCTTTATACTTACTAGTAATATCATAGTCCATAGCCCATACATTAGATATACTGCTATTACAGGTAGTGTTATAAATATATTAAAGAATGCTGTTACTGATAAACCTGCCATGGATATTACTAATAAAGGTAACCTGTAAACTATCATAGGTATAATAAATAATGATAAAACTATAACATAAAACATAAACTTACCAGCAATACTATTAAACCCTATATCATTCAATAATATAGTAATAGTGTTAAGATCAGGATCTACCTCCTCTACAGGTATATCAGGTGTAACTATCAGTCTATAACTTGAATATATCCTAACCTCATTATTTACTATATAACTCTTTTTTATCCTACTATAAACTGGCTCTCCATCTTCAAAAACCCAGCCTACAAACGTTAAGAAACCTATATCAGGTAACCACCCATAGTCTACAGTGTCTCCCTCTCTAACGTATATTACAGTCTCAGTATCATTATAGTTGTCTATCATAATTAACTTAAAATAGTCAGCATTAAAACTAATACTTACATTATCCTGTAAAAAAGATAGGTATTGCTTTGGTATGATAGTAAAGGTATTAGGTATAATTATCTCTAAATCTATCCTATTTACTAGATCAGTAGTATCTATATGTAATGTTAAAAAGTCTATTATAAAATACCCTGCGCTCAGATCTCCTATATCGCTTAACTTTACAGTTTCTAATAACGTAGGAGTTTTATCATATATTTTTACTACTGCCTCATTAGTAAATGATGGTAACTTATATACCATATAGTCATTAGGAGGTATATACACTAGTGCTGATCTACTGTTATGTGCCATATTATTTAGTCTTATAGTAGTCTGATAGTAAGTTAGAGGATAAGTATCCATGTTTATATCAATATAGACTGTAGGCTTTGCTGTAAAATCATTTACTGATCCATACACTGTTAAATAACTACCTAACTCTAGTCCCTCCCAGTAAGTAGATACAGGCACAGGATCTTCATCATGTATTACATATATTTTTACAGTATCAATGTTAGCCCAGTCATCTCCTGCTATCTCTCTCAAGTTTATACTACTATTACCATATATATTACCGTTAAACACTGATAACAGGTTTCTAGTATATTCTATATTAGGATCTAAAGTGCTTGATAAAACTAACTCACTATTAAGTCCTCCTGCCTCAGGTAAACCTAACACAGCCTCTACTATACTTATATCTATAATCTCAGTCCTAAATGGTATATTAGCCCTGTATATAACATACCAGTATATAGAGTATGCAGGTAAATAACTAGTAGTCATATCTATCTNTACTCCTACCATATCCTCGGCTTTAGTAGATATATTAAACAGACTAAACGATAAAGTAACTACTAATAATAACATTATAATCTTTTTAGTCATTACTACTACCTCCTCTAAAACTTAGTGCTATTAAAATTATTATAAGGATACCTATCAGTATTAACACCCATATAGGGAACCAGCCTATAAAAGTAAACACCATATATAATACTACTCCTGCTCCTAGATATATCATTTTAGGAGCCTTAATAAATGCTAGTGATATAATAACTGTAAGCATAATTGCTATAGCAAGTAAAACCCTACCAAAAGCGTTGTCTATACCTATAGTCAGTAACCAGTCATTGATCTGAAACTCTATCGGAGTAGTAGGCTCTACATTTCTATCTATTACATATATAGGTTGTATAGCCTCTAGATCTGATACTCCTAACGGTGTAGGATAATTGTCACGCATATTACAATATACCTCATACCACGACTCATACTCTAAATTACTCATGTTTANGGNTTTATTATTGTAAAATGGTGCTAAATATATAGTATCTTTATAACCGTTGGTGTTTATACTATTTTTAATAGCACTCCTTAATGATAAATCTGTATAATCTGGTAATATAGATAGCACATAATCTCTATCATATATAAATATATAATCTACAACTGTATTGCCTCCTGATGCAACAGCATTTACAGTAAAGTTATAACCAGCCTTACTTGTAAAATCATATATTTGAAAATAAGTCTGTGCTGTTAAATTATAAAGAAACCCATAAAAACTCGAAAATGGTATATTTTGAAATGATAAATTGATAGGACCTGTAGTAACTTGTTTAGCACTAAAGATTACTGAATAGTATTTATCTTTTATTATAGTAAAGGGGTTTAAAACTCTAACTACCCCACTACTACCAAAAGTAATAACTCCATCTTCTAATGTTGCATTATTTATAATTGTATAATTATTATTATTGCTAAACCCTCCATCAGTTAGGAGATTAGATACTTTATAGTTACTATACTCATTAAAAACCTCATCTAAAGTCATATTATTAAACTGAGGATACTCTACTGTAGATCCTAAGTTATTCATAAACGCAAAAAACTTAGTATTTTCAGGGAATGTTAAAGTCTCATTTATGATAGCAGGTATATACTTATCTCCTTCTAAACCACTGTTAATAGTATTAGAGTATCCTATATAATTATTATGCTGATCCCAGTAAAGGATATGATGAAAGTCGTTACTTAAAATACCTACCTCAGTAGAATAAACTCTAAAGCGATTAGTAACTACTCCTGCAGGATCGTTTTTCAATACTCCAGTATCTAAGTCATAACTCTTACCTTCTAGTATATCTACCTCATAGTAAATAGTCTCAGGTATGGCTAAGACTGTCATAGTAGGTATAGTTATAAACATTAGTAAAAATATAAATAATTTTTTCAATATATCCACCTCATCTAAATAGTATCATAAACCAGTTAAAATTACAATACCTAAGAAAAAAGGCTACCTATTACAGTAGCCCTTTGATCTTATAGTTTATTATTTATTATTGTGAGGGATCATGATAACAGTCCCTGCTACTAAAATAATAACAAATAATACAGGTAACAGATCAAGCAAAGATCCTACTGTAGTAGCCTCAAATTGTCCACCTGTGCCAGTAAGTGTAGAAACACTATCTCCTACAACAGGGAGCAACGCTAAACCGACTACCATAGCAATTAAGCCACCGATTAGTTTATTAACCAT